GCGGCGAACACATGCCCGGCTCTTATTAAAGCCTCCTGACCTGCCGTAACACCGTCCACGGTCTGACCTTTATAAGTCTGTGGTTCAGCTGCACCGGGAGTCATGTAATTGGCGGCAAGCATCCGGGTCCCGTTAAAGACACCGACAGCCATACTGTCATGCAAGTTACCGGAATACCAGGGATGCATAGCATCTCCTCCCCTAAAACCGGAAGCGTACTTCCCGGATGCTCTTACGTTTCTGCCATTATAAACAGTGTCGTATCGAGCGCCACGAGGCCAGTCCCAGTCTTCGTTGGCCATAAATCCGGCTCCTGCATCGGCAATATTTCTCGCTGCTTTTTGGCCGATATTCTTACCGGCAATCTGCAAGTATTCAGCAAAACCCTTGGAAGTCTTGCCCCATGCCTGCTGAAGGCCAGGAATATGTCCGCCGCGTACTGCCATTTTAGTCTCCTTGTGCCTGCTTAAGTTCGATTCTCGTGAGCTTTACGCCTGTCCGCCAGGGCATGTTAATGTCTCGCACGATCTTGACAATGGATTGTATCTCGCGGCCAAATTCCGTTGTGATAGTCACATAGTCATTGATTCGTATCTGGACATCCACGCCGGGGATAAAAAGGGTAGGATTTCTGGTCGTGAAAATCCTTGTGTAGCTGGTGCCCCCTTCTTCGTAGAGGCACTCGCCGTCGTAGATAGTCTCACGGACAGGATTGTCCCACGCGTCCTTCTCGCCGGTCGCCCGGGCAATAACGCAGCTGTCACGAAACTCAATGAACTTCATATCTCAAAGAACTCGCATCAAACATTTCGCTGGAGGAGTCCTGTTCCTCAATTTCGAATCCCCATTTGAGGCGGAGGGCATCGCCCATTGCCTTGAAGCGTGCCCTGTCCGCCATCGTAATGGTATATCCGCCGCGTGAAGCACGGACATCTCCGACTTGCTCGGAGTAGCCGCCACCAGCGAAAACTCCCAACACCGAATAGAAGATTGTCGAAGAGGCATAGTCCAATCGCTTTTGATATTCTCCTTCAGGGTCTTCCCGAGGCGTTTTATCTCTGGTCTCTTCGTCGATAATGTAGTCAATATCCTCGTCAAGAGGAAGCGGCTCCAATTCGACCTCCTTCGGGCTACGGGCGGAACGGGCCACCACATTGTCCTGCAGGTCGAGACCGGGCACTAAACTACGCAGATACTCTTCGACAGTCATAACTACTTCGTGTGAAGGATAAACATGTCACGAGGACGGGTGGGAACGCACAGCACGGTGAGTTCGGAAACCCAGTCCTGATACTTGGTACGAGGGTCGTAGCGGTACTCGATGATGCCGTGACCGCCGAAGATGGTAGCGCTAATGGCGCTAGGATCCGGGCGGAGCGGAACGACATTCTTCTTGATACCGACCTTGCCGGAAGGGCGCACCAGATAGGTGTCCTTGTTGAAGGCCCAGAGCTTGTTGCGGACGAGCTTCTTGTTGGTGTCATCCCACACTTCGACACCGCAGCGGGTCTTGTTGTAGATAACCTCATCGGCGCCGATAATAGCCTTGAAGGCAGCCTTGGTGGCATCGTCGGATGCGGTCTCAGCAATAGCCTTAGCAGTGTTCTGAGCGTCAGCGGTAACGCCGGCAGAGACGAGCAGAGCGGGGGTGAGCTGATAGCCGAGAGCGATAGCCCACTTGCTGTGCTTCATATCCTCGAAGAAGGATTCCTCGTTAACCTCGACGGTCACAGAGTCGTACACTTCCTTGGCGTCACGAACCATCTTCTTGATGTCGTTGACTGGATCGGAAGCGGAACCCTCGGTAGTCTTTGCGGCGTTGGTAAACCAGCGAGCATTGTTAGTAAGGGTGGTGATGTTCGCCTGGGGGATCTGAGCGCTGAAGGTGATGTTCTGGATACCGCGAGGGTTGTTCGCATCGGTCAGCGTCACAGCGCCAGTGGACTTCATCTGGCCGACCTGGTAGGAGATGGAGCCGATGTGGGCGTCCTGGATCTCGGACAGACCGCCGAAGAGCAGCTTTGCGAGATAGTTCTTGATGCTGTCGGCAGGGGACTGATTCATAAAGGTTGCAGCAACCTGGAGGTTCTGCAGAGTAATCAGTTCCTTGCGGTAGTCGTTTTCGCCGAGCTCCCAGCGAGCTTTCTGGCGAGGGATGGAACCGCTCAGGGTGTTGAAGCCCTTGGTCCCGAGAGGAATCGGGTCGGAGTTGAGGTCCACATAGGTGGCCATCACCTTGATCTGATCCTCGACCTCAAGCATCTTGTAGTCGAAGTCAATCTGCGGGACGTCCCACTCTTCGAAACCGATTTCGTTCAGGTTCTGACTCTCGCGACGGGAGAGAACCTGAAGGTAGTAAGCCATAAAGGCTTCAGACGAGGTGATGCCATTGGAGGCCATCAGAGTGTCAAGTCCAAAATACTGATTCATAGTTCTACTCGTTTACGAAAGTGATACCAGGGAGAAGAGCCTTAACGGCTGCGGAAATGGAAGGGATGCGCTTTGCGAGCACCTGGCCCTTGGTCACGACAGTGCCGGTTGCGCCGACATTGCCGATGTAGACATCTTCCAGAAGAAGACCGGTCACGCCGGTCTCGGGAGCGGCTGCATCGGGAGCGAGGACAGTAGCCTCCCCGCCCATTTTCGGCACATACACGACGGAACCGGCCTTGACGGTCGTGCCCTGGGTCTGAGAGTTCAGGGTGCAACCAGCCGGATAGAATTCGTCAGTATGCAGCCAAATGGGAACTTTTCCGGCAGCATAACTCTGGGAGTCATTGTTGAAAGAGTTACCGTAGTTTTTCATTGGTCACAACTTTTGGGTTAAACTTACTTTTGTTCTCCGGGGAGCAAGCCTTCACCTTCGAGGTACTTAGCCTGGGCGGAGAAATCAAAGTTGCCGGTACCGCCGCCATCGTCTTCAAAAGGCTTGGTGGCATCTGCGCCCTTGCGCTGAACCAGCTTGTTAAAATACTCCGTTGCTTTAGCCGTTAGTTCCTCCTGGGTCATGCTGTCTCCCTTGGCCGCATTCAGCTCGTCGGCCCTCTCCCATGCGTCGTCCGCCTCCTCCTTGAACTTCGTTGTCCACTTGTTCTCGAAGAATTTGGTCTTCGCCAGAGTCTTGGCTTCCTTGGCTGTAGTCTGCGACCTGAAGGTCTCGAAAGCAGTCTTGATGTCCTTGATGCCGTCGGCAACTCCGTTCTTGATAAGCTCAGCAATCTGCTCAGCCGTCAGCGCGCCTTTGTTGCCTTCGCCGTCTCCACCACCATCACCGCCATCGGGATGTGCCGCCTTGTAAGTGTCAAAAGCACTCTGCGTCTCGGTCCTCTTGGTGATTTCCTGGTCGCGATGCTTCATTAACTCCTCAGCAACTAGTCTCATAGTCTCTGCATCCGTGAGGACGGTTTCAACCTGAGATTCTTCTGTGACCGTCTTTTCTCTCGCCGTGGCAATCCGGTCGATAGCCTCGTTGCTCAGCCCGAAACGCTTGATTTCAGATTTCGCCCTGAGCCCTTCAACGATTTTTTCTTTGAACATATGTTTATAGGTTAGAAATGTCTTTTGTGGCAAATATAAACAAAACTTTTTTGTTACACAAAAGTTTGGCATAAAATTTGTTTCACATGGCGCCTTTTCATGAAAAACGCAGGGCCCGGTACACTTATGCGGTGTCCGGGCCCCGAAACCAATACTTATTGTAGTTTAGCACAATTTTTGTTATATTTGCAGCGTATTCAAATAGTGTTTCATAATTGGTTAAGGAATCCAGGCCCGGCTGTGATAGTCCGGCCTGTTTTTTATTGCTGCATCGCGCTCTTGCCAGGTGCGTTGTTATCCACAGCCGGTTTGGAAGGATTAGCGTCTTCCTGCTTGGCGGAATACTCCTGCTTCATCTTGAGCTCCTCTTCCCATTCCTTCATAATTTGTTTAAGGTCGCCCTTATGTGAGTCCGGAATATCCTGCAGTACGGCTTTCCTGGATTTGGCTCGGGCATAAAGCATATCGAGCTGGCGCTTTAATTCCTCAGTATCGTTCTGTGGAAGCCAAATCTCCTGGCCAATAGATATGCGCAAGTCGCCATAACGCTTAATGTTTCCCTCCTGCTTTCCGACAAGACGCTTGAAGACCTCTATGCATTGACGGTTGGGTTTGGCGTAGAAGACCCAGCGGTTTTGGCACCATTC